CCCTGCTTGACTTCTAAGTTCTTGCGGAACGCGGCGCCCAGACGATCCGTCTCGCCAACCATGCGCTCGATCTCAGCCTGATTACGTCGTACGCTCTCTTTCAGCTTATCGACAGCTAGCAGGGCGGCAGTGAAGGCAAGGACGGCGATATTGCCGTACAACACTGTCTTGCTGGCGAGGTTAGCAGTAGACGATGCGGCCGCGTCCGTAGCGATCTTGACAGTGCCGAGGCCGTGCACCCAAGCGCCGAACATGGCGACGAGCTTGAGGCCGATAAGGCCGATCAACAGATTCTTGAAGTAGTCGAGGTTACGCGTAACCGCTTCAAGAACTACAGCAAGAACCTTGAGTACATTAGCGGCGTCACTGCCGAGTTGTGCGAGCTGGTTAGAGTCCATCGAAGAGATGGCTTTGCGAAACGCGATAACACCAGGCAGCAGTTGCTGGCCAAGCGCAATAGAGAGCTGCTCGAACTGAGCCTTCAACTGATCCCACTGGAACGACGCCGACTTCGATACGTCCTCGAAGGCGCGGCCTAAGTCGCCAGTCGAGTTCGTAACTTTATTGGTAACGTCGATGTACGCGTCGGCCTGTTTACCAGCTACACCTAGCACGCCCGCGAGCGAACGTACGTTCGGTATGACGGCGCCGATGATGTCCTCGTTACCCTTAGACGCGCGCGTAAGTTCGATAAGCGCAGCCGTCAATCCCTTGTCGCGCACCTGCTCGCGCAGCTCGGCCATGCTGCTACCTACGGCCTTGAGCGCAGCCTCTTGCGCACGCGTAGGCGTAAGCATCGCGGTGAGCGAACCGCGCAGCGCAGTGACGGCCTCGTCCGCGCCGACGCCTAGGCGAGTGAAGGTTGCGATAAACGCACCTACCTGCTCGAACGACACGCCTAACTGAGCGGCAATGCCTACGACACGGCCGAATACGCCAGCAACTTCACTGGCTTCGGCACCACCCTCGCGCACCGCCGCGAACAGTACGTCGGCCGCGTGCGCGGCGGTTAAGTTCTCGGCGCCATACGCGTTGATCGCGGCCGTAATAGAGCGCGCAATATCTTTCGTCTCACCCAGGCCAACCGCACTCGCCTTTGCGCTCGCGGTAAGGATCTCTGTCGCCTGCGCACCCTTTACGCCCGCGGACGCGATACTGTAAAAGCCTTCCGCGAGTTCTTGTGGCCCCTTGCCTGTCGCGGACGAAAGAGTGTTGAGCGAACCGCGCAGCCTGTCCACTTCCTCGCGCGTGACGCCAGTGACGTTCTCGATCTTTTCAAAGGTACGCACCAGCTCAACCACATCCGTGACGGACTTGGACGCGGCGGCGAGCGCCTTGTATGCGGTAGCGGCCGCGGCGACGTGGACGAGGGTGGTGCGTACTTGCTTGCCGAATTTGTCAATAGCGCTGCCGGCGCGATCATGCGCACGAGCCGCAGCGTCGGCTGCTTTGGCGTGCTTAAGCAGCTCGCCTTCGACTCTGCGAATCTCGGCCGACAGTTTGACTAGGTTGGCTTTAGGCTTCTCCAGCTGCGCGCTAAGTAAGTCGCGCAGCTGGAGAAGAACTTCAACGCTACCTACGTTGACAGCCAACTTAGTCTAGTGCTCCTTGTCGGTACGTCGCGGCTTCAGGTGCTTCTTTATGCTGCCCACGAACGACGCCCAGTTCGCCTCCGCCTCCGCACGCGTTACCTTCGCACTTCCGCGCTTAGGCTTGCCATTGTCTACGAAAGGCATGAAGTCAATCGGCGTACGCTGCGGCGAATTAGGCCCACGATTGGCGCCGTAGATGAGCGAGCACAGCATTGCGTTACGCAGCCACGCCGCTTCCTCGCCGAATGGCTCAAGCGCGTAATACTCCTGCCAGTCGCGCAGTTGACTCCATGTCATCGTCTGCGCAAGTCCGTCCACGTCGGCGATTCCTAGTTCGAGGGCGAGGCGGTAGAGGAATCGTCTCCGCTCGACTCGGCTTTTCCCTCGCTACCCTCGACGGTGGGTGGCGCCAGGTTCTTCATTACGGCGGCGGAGATGCGGTTGAACACGTCGAGGCGCATGTCGCGCAACCTGTCCACGTTCTCCTCGTCGAACATCGGCGTACCGTCGGCGTGCACGACGCTGTGCGAGATGAGCGTCCGCAGGGAGTCGCCAGTAGGACGATTGTCGCCGTCGACAACCATGTCGATGACTACGCCCGCAGTGAGCGGACGAAGGTGGACGACGTGCACCTTGTCAGGAGTGGATAGTTCGGGGATTTCGAGGACGCTGAGTTCGGGAGGAGTAAGAAGTTGATCGACACTGAGCGCAACCTGCTCGCGGCCGTTGGCCTTGTTCGCCGCTGCGCTCAACGCCATCTCTTCCTCACTGCGAAACTTCTTGCTGTTCTTGCCGCTTGCCATTTCGTTTCTTCCTTTCAGTCTGCCTTGTTACCTGTTAACCGTCATACCTGCCTGCCTGCGCGCCCGTGTTTAGGCGCTCACGTACTACGTACCGTACGGCACGCCATCCACGATCATCGGCCCACTCAGGCGCACGGCCACCGTTGCCTTACGAACACCCTCACGCACCGGATGCGTAATCGGGCCGAACGTCTTGACGAATCCGCTGGCAATGATCTCGTCCACGCCAGCACTGCCGCTCGGCCCACGCGTACGGAAGCCGTGCTTCAAGCCGTTTAGCGGTGCGTCGCGCAGTGCTTCGTGCACCGTGTTGCCAGCAACGTAGTTCAGGCCGAAGGTGAAGGGGCCGCGCATCAGCACACCTTGCACCCAGGAGTCGATGTTGTCGTTGTGCGCGGTGACGTTCGCCTCGGGGACGTCGAACTCAGGCCAGTTGATGTCGTCGCCTAGTTCGGGGATCGCGGTAAAGACGCCGGGTGCGCCTACCGGGTCCATCTCGAAGTCAATACTTACTCCGTGGCCGGGTTGAGCAAGCTCACTCATGCGATGCTCCTTTCACGATACCTACGTTGACTGATTCGAGGCGCTAGTGCGATACCTGGTTAGCTTGCCTACCTGCTACGTGAGCCACGGACAATGTGCTCACTTATGCTGCAACCACTGTTAGATTGCGTCGTCCGTCGAGTGCACGCCAGATCGCCAGCGCACGCGTACGCGCCGCCTTACGATCATTCGCGCGCACGATGATCTGAAAGCTCATGCGCTCGTACTTGTCGCCGTTGTGCGTTTCCAGCGGCGACAGTCCACCCGTGTCGATAATCGTGATGAAAGGCCCTACGCCTTCCTTCACTGTCGACGGCGGCCCGATGAACATGTTCGTATTGAACACGCCCAGTCCCGCATCGAACAATATGCGTCCAATCTCTTCCTCGAACTTGTCTACCGGCTGCGCCGCCGTCGCGTAGTAGTTACAAGAAAGCATCGCGCGGTTTAGATCGTCAGTCCCAGTGAAGTAGGGACGATTAAGGCTGACGATTTCCAGGTAGCGACTCACCGCAGGTGTCCTCGTAAGTGCGCGGCGAGACGTGCGAACACGTCGCCGATGCGACGACGGAACGGAGTCTCCAAAAAGCGAGGTTGGCCGCTCTTGAATTGAACGCGCTTACCCCGCCACGTTGGCGGATCGTGTTTCGAGGGCGTAGCGTGTACGGCGAGTGCGTAGGCTGACGCGTCGCCGTCTTTGCCGTACGCGACGGTGTAGCCTTCGCCACTGAACTGCCCACGCACGTCGCGGCCGAGTAACCCGCGCTCGACGCCAACACCTACTCGTCCACCCGCGCGCTTCACCTCGCCACTGCGCGCCAAGTCGCCCGTGTCGTGCGGTACGAGTTGCAGGCTCTCGTCGAGAACGGCTTGCGCCTCGCGCAGCAGGAACTCGTCCGTCGCCGAGTGCTGACGGACGCCCAGTGCGCTCAGGTTCGTAAGCGTCTTGTCGAGGCCGCGGACGGAAGCAGGCATCGGCTAGGCACGCCTCCTACGTCTAAGAGGTAGCGCCGCGGCGTACGTGCCGCGGTTGGTGCCTGCCTAATTGTCGAAGCTGTCGAGCTAATCGGCCAAGCGGCCGGTAACTAATCGGCCACTGTCAAGGATTCTACGCTTTCCGCCTCGTTTGCGATAGCCGACGCATTTACGCCTTGTTTACGCTCACGTACTACGCGCTCTAACAGCTTCACCATCGCCCTGCCCGTCCGCTCCCACGTAAACTCCTGCGCCAGCTTCAGCCCGCGGACGCGGTACGTGTCTCTCAGCTGTGTGGATGCGTATAGACGATTCAGCGCGCTGATCGTAAGCTCGCGATCAGGGATGGCGCCAATGGTGTACGGCTGCGCATTCATAGGCGCGGTGAGTGCGTGAGAGGTGCAGGGGACGCGGATGGCGGCGTCGCCAACCCAGCCGTCCTCGCCAGTTGCGGCAAAATCAGGTACGACGCAGGGTACGCCACAGGCCATCGCCTCGTGTGTCGTCAATGACCAGCCTTCGGCCTGCGACGTGAGCAAGTAGCAGTCCATCGCCGAGTACAAGTACGGCAGCAGCTCGTCCTCGACGCCCTTGCCGACGTTCGGCTCGGACAGCGCAAGCCGTCCGTTGTCCCTGAGCCCGTAGTAGTGCGCGACTGCACGGATATTACACCCCGCGTCCCCTGTCGGCGCGGTGTGCATAAGCATCTGCACGCTTGGCGGCAAGCCGTAGTCGCGCACCCACTTCGCGAAATACTCCAGCGCGGCGTCCAGGCGCTTACGCGTTTGGTTGCGGCCGACCATGCCGACGACGTACGCGTCCTCGTCGAGGCCGATCTTGCGGCGCGACTCTGCCTTATCGCGCGGGTAGAAGTGCGGATCGACGCCAAGCGGGACGATGGAGTAATCGCCGCCGTAGCCGCCGCGTACGAGTTCCTTGCCGGCGAACTTCGTCCAGACGGCGAGATGCGCAAGACGATTGAGCGGCTTCGCGTACTGGTTGGTGCTGTCGACTGCGAGCCAGCCGACGATAGGCGGGATAAGGTGCTCGACGTCTTTGAAGTACGAGTCGAGGACGTCAAAATACCCCTTGACGTTCCAGGGATCGTTGCATAACACCACGACATCGGGCTTCAGGCGATCAATGAGCAGAGGCAGACGTCCTGTGCCCATCGGCTCCTTGCTCTTATCGAGCGGCTGGATGCACGGCCATATCGTGTAGGGAAACTCCGGCGTCGGATCGCCAAAATACGACATGCCTAAGATGTGAGTTTCGTGGCCGGCGCCGTGCAGTGCGTCCGCTGCCGATTTCACACAACGCGAGAAGCCGGTAGCGACGGTAGGTGAATCGCCGACAATAATGCAGCGCACTACAGCGTCTCCAAGTCTTTCAAGGCATCGCTAATCAACTTATGGAAGACAGGTGCGCGGTTCGGCAGATCGGCCAAGCCAGTGCCAATTCCAGCAGACGGAACAACAACGACGCCACCTGCCAACAGATGATCCACAAGACGAGCGAACGAGTCGGCGATTGCAGCAGCGGGAGGCTGCTGACTATGAGAATCCCGGCGCCTGAAGTGCAGATCGTCGTCACAGAAAAACGCATCTGGGCCGTTGTCCGGGCTGTGCTTTGTCGGTATGCCTACCGCGTTTGGTTCGCCACGCATCTCGCGTGCTTGGCCGCCTAAGCCGCGGCGCTGCATATTGTCGCCGAAGCAAAACAGCCAGTCGGGGTGCTGCTGCAAGTCGGCGCGGGTAATCCAGTCTTGGTAGATTAGTGGCATCAGTCAACCACCTTGCCGACTTCTCCAATCGCAACTCCGAAAGCACTGCGCTTGAGTCTGTGGTCTGAGCCATCGCTTCGCTTAACGCGCACGCGATTGGGCGTCTGATTATCGACTAGCACGATAGGCTCACCCGAACGCAGCGAGGTGTCGCAACAGAGAGTCTTAACGTCGCTTAGCAGTTCGTACGTTCGTCCTAGCTTCATCAGTCGCCAAGCCTCGTACCGCAGTCGCGGCAATACTCACCTTCCTTCGACACATAGCCGCCGCTTACTATGATGCCGTCGTAGTCAGCCGACTCAACGCGATACGTGCTCTTGTGCGCACACCTTTCTTCGCGGAGCGCGGACACTTGTCCGTCGCGCATGGACTTGAACGGCGTCTCAGAAACGTCAACAATTTCATACCAATCCTCGTCGGATGCGGCAGCCTGTGCGAGCAGCTCGTCGATATCGTCGCTGTAGTTAGACGGAATCGGCTGCGACGAATCGTAGTTGCTCCCGAGGTAGAGAGCGTATTTCATGTGCGCGCCTCCGCGTCGTTCCTATCTTCTAGTAATTGCGAATGACGCTGCTCGGCAGTTGCGTCCCACTCAACTCCGCAGAACGGACACTTCCAGCTGAGTAAGACACCAGTCCGAAGTCCGAATACGCCGATAACGTCCCGGCTAGTGCCCTTGTCGTACAGCCTATGACACGCAACGTAGCTCGTTGGCTCACTCATGCTCTTCTGCCTGCGTCGTGCTTGTCCATCAGCGCCTGCAAATTCCCCACCGACTTGCCGCCATCCTTACCCAGCTCGACTAGGCGTGCCGGCTTGCGCAGCGCGTTAGCCAGCGCGATCAACCCGCCTTCGCAGTCGGCTAAGTTAGCGTAACCCTCGCCGCTATCGGCCACGATCTCGTCGTTGTCCGCCCTCGCACGCCAACGCCATTCGTTGGCCGCGTCCTCGTAGAACTCAATCTGCATACGCAGTCTCCTTCACGTCTGCCTGCTTGACTACTTCGAGTCGCCGCCAGAACTCGGTGCAGATCGTCTGCCAGTTGAACCTGTCTCGCGCCTCGTCAATCGCCCACTCGTCGTCAACAAGGCGCCGATAGTCGGCTCTCGTGAAGATCCTGTGTAGATGTCCGACGAGCATCTCTCCAGAACACTCGGGCACGAATAGCGCCAAGTCGCGGTACCAGTGATGAAGGCTCGACTGATCGAACACGATGGCGCCCGCGCCCATTGACAACGCCTCAGCTGCCGGTAGCTCGAAACCTTCGAGATGGCGCAGCGACACACACCAGCGTGCGCGACGATACAACACAGCTAGCTCGTTGTCGCCAGGCTGGCAATGTTCGTCGGCGCGTTGATCGGTGCCTTGAATGTCGGGCGGGCCGATATGAATAGTACGAAGTCCGACAGCGCGAGCTGCATCCCATACCTCTGCGAGCGCTTCTTGGCCGCTGCCGTGCACGTAGCCGCTCGTAATGACGAAGTTGCGCGGTGTCTTGACACCAAGCTCTTGCTTGAACACGTCATCTACGCCAAGCGGCGAGTAGTAGAAGTTGAAACCGGCGGACGCGGCGTGTTCGCGCAGATCGTAGTAGCTCCAAGTAAGCTCGGCATTGCGCCACAGCCAGCACCACTCGCTCTCAACTGTGTTTGACGTGCTTTTAAGGCAGCACTGAAGAGCGATGTACTTCTTGCCTTGTGCGAGCAGGCGCGAGGCGCGATCCATGTAGTCAAAGCCAATGACGTACATTACGCTCACGTCCGCGTCGGCCTCGTTGTCAACGAATTGCACGTAGGCCGGTGCGTAGCGCTTGAGTGCGTTCGCAATGCGCACCATTGCCGTCGAGAACGTACCAATTGGCGAGCAGAACACCTTCACGTCGTCAACCCCTTACTCGCCCGAATCCACTTCTCAGGATCGCGCTCTTCGCCCCATGGCACAAAAACATCATTAGGTGTATTGCGTCCTTTGCAGACCGTGCACGCACCCAATGGCTCGGTGCGGTTCAAGAACGCCAGCAAGCGCTCCTCAGTCAGGCCTTCGACAGCTATGCCGTCAGCGCCGAATTCGCGCCCCTGGAGCAACTGTGGAATATGCGGAGACGTACAACATTGGAAGATATAGCCGTAGTTCAGTGCGCGGCAGTAGGTGCGAAACCAGCACGTGCGGTACTTGAGCAGCGTCGCGGCTTCGTCGGTAGGCTCTGGCTCAAGGATCTGCGTCCAGTTGGGGGCAACGCGCTCGTCCTTCAGCTCAAGTCGTACGCCCTCGTCCGCGCACTTACGACGAATCCACTCCACACCTTCGTCGTCAACCTTGCCGGGATAGATCGATACGACGAGTAGATCGAAGGCGCGCCAGAACTCAGACGACATACGACTGAGCGCCATGCCGTTCGACCACACTGCGATCTCGTCTGCCGTGTTGGACTCGCGCACGACAGTGAGGATGTCGATGATCTGGCGATGCAGGATTGGCTCGCCGCCCAACGCCGCCCAGCGCTTCGTATGAGCGATGCGCCCGAAGTGCTTCAAGTCGCTCTGCACTTGCTCGGGTGTAGTTGACGGAGCGCCGCCGACGGAGTGTCGATACGGTACAACCATACGGTTACATGATCGGCAGGACGCTTGGCACTTGGACGTGACGTCGCAGTCCAAATTGGGAAGACTAATCATGGAGCGAATCCCGCAAACACCAAGCGCTCATTCGCCTTCTTCAGCCGCTTCGCCAAGTCATTGATAGTAGCATCGTCGATATTGAGCGGCGGACGTAGACGTACGCACTTGTTGCCCGTTGGGTTGACGAGCACGCCTACGTCCCACATACGACGGCACCATTCGTCGCGCTCGTACGTGGAGTCGAAGTCGACAGCGATGAGCAGGCCGACGCGGCGCACATTCAAGCCGACTTCGTGCAAGGCGTACTCGATCTCTTCGCCTTGAGCACAGACGTTAGTGAGCACGCAGCCGCGCTCGTACTCTTCGAGGATGTGCGTCGCGCGTATCATGTCAACGACGTCGCCCTGCCACGTACTCGCCAACTTGTGCGCGTCGAACGCGAAATTAGACATAAACCCCGACACTTGCGCCTTCTTGCCAAACACGACGACATCTGGCGTAATGCCCAACTTCTCGTAGAACCAGAATGAGCCCGTTGCGCCGAAGCCGGTTTGGATCTCGTCGAAGACGAGTGGGATGCCTAGCTCAGTACACAGCCGACGCAGGCCGCGTAGATAGTCTACGTCCAGCACCACGTCTCCTGCGCTGCACTGAATCGGCTCGACAAGGATGGCGCCAATCGGCTGATCGATTAAAAAGCGCTGCTGAGAGGCGGCTAGCGTAAATCGTAGATCGCCGTTCGGTAAGGGGAAGAATAGTGCACACTCGACCGCGGCTGGCACGTCCCGCACACGCACCCACGGCTCGTCGTCGTAACACTGCGCGGCGGAGGCAGCGTATCCGTACACTCCATGAAAGCTGCGGCTTATGGCCACGTACTGAGATTTGACGCCATGCCCACATTTCTCGAAGCATGCCTTCAACGCCGCCTCTACCGCTTGCGAGCCAGTGTTGGTGAAGAACTGGTACGGATGCGACGAGGTGTGTGCTAGTCGTGTAAACGTCTCGTAGAACGTGTCGCTGGCGAGGCAGCCCACAGCGCCGAGGGCAAACTTCACCCATGCGTGCTGAGCGATGCCGCGCCGTACGCGTTCGTCCAACGGTGCGTCGTAACCGAGCGGCATGCTGCTGAACATGCCGAACAAGTCAAGGACGTGGCGCTGCGTTACGAGATCGTACGCGTAGGCGCCGTGTGAGCGCGATAGGTCGATACTGAGCGTAGGACGTTGCCAGCTCACAATGGCTCTCCGTTCCACCAAGCACCGCCGTAGGCCGGCCGTGGCGGATTGTGTCTAGTGAAGGTTCTACACTTGCTTATATCGCCCCACGGCGAGCAAGGCAGATCGCTAGCCTCGTCGCTCTGGCCTAGATGCATGTCAGCAGGAACTCCACAAAGCGCACAGGCTTCGTTGAAGTATAGAACCTGCACCTCTTTTCCGTGTTCGTCAGTCATGGTAGACATGCGCAGCTCCCTCCCTACTTACCGCCAACCGAACAGCGCGTTTACTGCCAACGGCGATGATCTGATGCCATACGCCACGAGGTACGACGACGATATCGCCTTTGACAGCACCGCGCAGCTTGTCGGCGATCCTGAACGTGTACGCACCTTCAAGGATGTACCACCACTCGTCGCAATCGGGATGGTAATGCAGGCGATTGCCTTCGCCAGGCAGCTGGCTGATGACTGTCGCTATAACGCCAGGCGTGTCGACTACGCGCACGCAGCAACTCGAACCAAGCGGCAGACGCATGAGCATGTCCGCGATGCTGCCACCCGCGTCCGAGAATCCGTACTTGTGTTGCACGCCATCGTCGCACATGATCTGAAGCGCGTCCCACTCTTGCATAAGCGTCGGCGTCCAGTACCTAGGCTTGGACGCAGGTTGCACACTTCTCGCCAACGCTAGCTCAGCCGTCTGCCAATCCTCTTCAGTATCGATATCAATCGCTTCATCGCCCGCCAACGTCACGTACTTCGTTTCGCCGACAGGCCCATACACTGCCGTGCCGTAATACTTCTTCGCATGCAGGAACGTATCTCGTCTCCACGCCATGACGCCGTTGCAAAACAACTGGACGGGAGCTAAGTCCTGCGATGGCACCATCGGCCGCTGTGGATCGTAATTGACGGGACGCAAGTAGGCGAGAGCCTCGGTGCGTACTTCGCGTATGGAGAGTACGGTGGACGCGCCCGCATCAATCAGATCCACAGCGGCACGGATGGTGTTAGGCGTGATGAAAGGGGACGTGGGAAGAATTTGCGCGATGACGTCGCCGCCGGCCGCACGCATGAAGTCCTCGACGAAATCGTCAGACGTGGCTTCGTCGATAGCCAGGCAGCTAGAACGTAGATAGAAGCGTACGCCAAGGCGTTCGGCCAACGTCTCTAACTCACGCGCCTCACTGTTAATCCACACCTCGTCAAAGCATTGGCTCGCGACGGCTGCTTGCACGGCCCATTGGACGAGAGGTTTGTTGCCAAGTAGGCGCAAGGACTTCTTTGACACGCGCTTACTGCCTAGGCGCGCCGGGATCATCGCAATGCGCAACTGCGCACGCGGCTTGCGCTGTTCAGGTAGCGACTCAATCATGTATGCACGCTCGCGTCCACGTTCACGTTCACGTCCTATTTCACCAAATGCAGCAACAGTCCATGTTTCAACGTCGTATCGTCCAAGTCCGCCTGCCTGAACTGACTGATGTGCGCCAGCAGCCATGGCCGACTAAGCCGCGTAAAGCTGCGCTCGCGTGATCCCGGCGAGTCGTCCCATGGCAAGTGCACGAGTACGTGGCCACCGACGCGCAATACGCGGTAGAACTCAGCCAGGTACAAGGCGATGGCGTCGATTGGCGCGCGCACTAGTGTGTCCATCGAGAAGACGAGATCGACGGACGCGTCGGCTACGTCCGCAAGATTGTCGCCGGGAGTGCAGTAGAACGTGGCGTTCGGCATTGAACCGAAACGGATCGTTAACGCCATCAACGATTCGGCGTAGAGATCGACACACCATACGCGGCGAGCATGCAGCAAGTAGCGAGTCCACTTACCGCCATAGCTGCCGATCTCAACCACGTCAGAGCCAGTTGTTACGAGACTGAGTAGCCGGCTTAGTGCTGTTACGTAACTACCGAGCGGACGTCCCACATTGTCAATGGCATGGTCCGACTCAGGATCTCCCCACGACTTGCCGAGATCGCTCCACGTGCCAACAGCGCGCGCATGCTCAACTTCCGCATCAAGCACGCCGCTCCAGTAGTCGCGCTGGTACGCAATCGTGTTCGGATCGCTACCGTCGTCGATCATCGCTCGAACCTGATCTCGAATAGCCACTCTCGCCATGCGAGGAGCAGCTGCGTTTCGGTTAAGTCGGAATGCTGAAAGCGATATACAGTCATCGACACTGCAACCCACAACCAGCACACGAAAGACAAGCAGAGAAGTAGACGACTGCGCGTACGCATCACGTTGGACGTCCTTGCACCATGAACGTGCCATACACCCAGTGCAGAATCATCATCGCCACGTCTTCGCACACGGCATTACTGTCGCAGCACAGACTGATCGGCAGATCGCTGAGATCCGAAACAACGCCTGAGCGTCCGACGATAGAGACAACCGGCATACCCTTCTCGCGCCCGTACTGGCAGGCTCGAACGATGTTGTTGCTGACTCCAGAGCCGGATAGCGCGATCAGCACATCGCCGCTGCGCCCAAACGTCACGATTGGTGCTGAGAAGATTTGCTCCGGGCCGTAGTCGTTAGCTGCGGCTGACAAGAAGGCACCGCTGCTGCTCAGACTGAGCGCGCGAAAGGACGCGCCGGATTCGCGCTGAGCGTTGAGCGTCATGCCGAGTGCGAAGTGCTCAGCGACTGTCGAGAAGCCACCGTTGCCGACGACGTAGATCGTGGCATCGCGGTGGAGCAGAGCCAGCATTGCGCGCAGCCGTCGTATGTCGTCGAATGGAAGCGCACGAAATACGCGCTGCACCTCGGCGAAATAGGACGCGGGTGAGTCGTACAGGCTAGCATCCACGACGAGTCCTCAGCACACCAAGCGCGATAACGCCAACCAGCAATACAAACAGAAGCGAGTATACCTTTGCTGCGCTAAGATCGCTATCAAGAAAGTACATAACTTCAGCCACGTAGCACCTCGCTCAATTCATCCACGTCAAACACGTCCAAGTTGCTCCCTGGCGTCAGATTGACAACGCGCACGCCGATAGCATCACACGCTGTACGTGCGGCGACGAACGCGGTGTGCATGCGCGGCAAATCAGCACGAAACGCCTGACTACCAATCGGCCAATAGTCGGCATCAAAGTGATCCACATCTGGGCCGTCATTGCGCCATACATCGCCGCACTTCAGGCGTTCTGATCGCGCGTATTTGAAGTCGTGCCCGAGCAGGTAAATCGGATCGCAGCCCATGTACGCAGCGAGCTGGATCATCATGTACGAGACGGTTGCACCCCACATGAAGGGAGGTTCGAGCGCGAATCGTGGCCCAACGACGTTGCGTCCTACGTTGATACCAGCTGGCGTCGTAACGACGGCGAGTCCGCAGTCGTCGCATAGCCACTGTTCGTGCTTGTCAGGGGTGCTCGTAGCGCGATACGAACTGGCATCGTACGGAGTGCGGCAGTTCGGACAGACTCCTTCTATCTCGAACCGCTCACGTACGAATGGCACGAGCACGCTGTCGTTGCCTAACTCACCTATGTCGTCCGCGATCAACTTAACTGTGCCATTAAGTCGACGAAACTCGACGCCGAACTGCTCGACGTCGAGTACGTCCTCGACGCACCAGTACGTTGACGGGGCGCCTAGGCGCGGCCACAAAAGGTAGCCGCGGTTGCAGGTGAACGTAATCTCGTGCGCAAGCGGCGACAAGTCTTGTTGGTTGAGCGACGGCCCGCTGCCGATGACGAAGCAGCGACGATCAAGGTGGACGTTGGCGAAGTCGTGGATGTCGCTCATGCGTACGGCATCTTCCCGGCTTTGAATTCTTCGTACGATATCTCAGAGCCCGTCGGCCCAACACCTGTTGCGATGAACGAGTCACGAGAAAGACGCACTGTCTTGACTCCCTGTTTTAGCTTTCGTCCGGTGAACGGACGATACAAGATCGTCACTGCTCCGCTGCCATTGCACCTGAGACAGACAACGCCTACGCCTTTCGGCTCTGCGAATCCACAATAGACGCCGGTGCCGGCACAGCTATCACACTCAGCCTTGATCTTGTTCATTGGTCGCGGCCTCGTCGTCTGCGGCGTACTTCACCATCGCCTGCGCGAAGTATTGAGAACCGTAGTGGCTAATAACGTGCGTTGTTACTCCGAAAGGCTGCCATCCTTTTTGGATGAACTTGGGGACAGTCTTGGACACAAACTCGTGCTCGCCGGTTACCAGCGCATAGTCCACAATCTCTCTATCAAACAAGCCTGCCATAGTATGTGCCTTCCTAGAATCCGTGATCTCGATTGTCCACCACCGTCTCCCACTTCGGCGTCCACGGCACACTTCCATCCCCTGCTTCCACAACATGCATCTCGTCGTACGCCAATTCAGGCAGCGAGAAGGGGAGCATGTTGCCGGTGCCGTAACCAGGCGAGTAGGCGTCGTACGTTTGCGCAATACGACGACGGTCGTCGAGCGTACGCACCAGGTACTTGTGGTGGATGATGCTTACGGGTGCGATCTCGCCGCCACCGTACGGACTCGGCGCGTGGACGCCGTTGCGTCCGCCGGCTTTGCTCCGAACGGATAAGCGAGTTTGATAGTCCGGCCATAGATGCGGCGTCATAAGGACACCATAGCCATGCGCCGTCTTCCATTTGTGTTGACGCGGAAACTGCCAATGGCTCGCCGAGCGGTAGATACCCGACTCCAGCCATCGATACATCGCAGTCGAGATTTCCTCGTCATCGTCGATGCGGAGCACATATCGCCTGGATGTGTGTCTGAGCGCGTCGTCCAGCACAGACTCGACGTAGCCTCGGGACTGAACCGGAACAACTCTCCACTTAGTTCTGAGCACGGAGCAGCATAACGCGGTGAAGGCGTCACGGCCGTCCGCGGCAAGTATCAGTTCGGCGCCTAGCGAGTAGGCTCCAAAAGCAAGATCGGCGAGTAGCTCGTTGACGCAATCGTCGTTCTTCGTCACGCACAGGATCGACAGATCGTCGCAAGGGCCGACGTCCGCTGCGTCTATGGCTGCACTAGCCCAGTTCGTCATACGTCGTGCCTTCCTCCCTTATCGGCCTTATCGCGCAGATAGGATAGCACGCAGCAGCCGACAGCGCAATAAGGACGTTGGGCCGGCTCGCTTTCTGCTCGTCAGCAGCGCGCTACCGGCCCCGAGCCGCTCGGATCTGAGGTGCGTTCGCCGATGTCTTACCTGGCAGGCTCGGCTGGGCACCCTTACGCGTGCTGAGGATTAAACGGCCAGGAGTTCCTCGGCAGCCCGAGCGGACGTAGGATGCCACGGACGCGGCTGCGTGTCAAGTACCTAGGCTTACGCCTCACGGCAGTAAAATTTCCTCGTAGCACTCGGTCGTCTCATCGTCGCTTATCTTGTCCACCGCAATCGCTCTCAGTCCACCATCCGCGTACCCAATCCCGTTCGGCTCATACCTCGCAGGCAGCTGATACCTGTATCCCTCGACACTCAAGTCGTTAAACCCCGCGACGATAACCAATACACTCGACGTCACGGTTTGTCCAGTCGGATCGCGCACCAGGCGCTGTTCGCCTTCGATACGGCACGGGAGTGCGAGGAGGGGGCCGCTAGGGATGAAGGTGCCGAACTCGTCCGTTGCGCCGGGTATTGCGAATACCTCGTCAAGGAATAAGTCGAGCAGCTCAAGGATGAACGTGGACGTGGGCGTGTAAGGTACGCGCCACGTAACGACGTACGTGAAGCCGTCGAGCGTGTACCTGAGCGTCCACACGCCAGCGTACGAGTTGTCGCGGGTTGTAGGCCATCCTGATAGCGCGTAGTCGCCACCCGCGACGACTAATTCGTCCAACGTCAATACGTCGTTGCGCAACACGCCGTCCAAGTACAAGGCCACGTCCACGTCGGCTAATGTCAGCCCTGACGTGCGCAAACCAATAACGACGTATTCAGGTGCCGACGTCGGGTAGTCGTAGCCGCCGAAGCGCAGCGTGTTGCTTACGCCTGCCGGATACTCGTACGTAAGCGTGTAGAAGCTGCGATCATCCGGTAAGGTGACGGCGTAATCGCCCGACACACCCTCCTCGTCGATTACGATGTCGTCCTCGGCCGACGTCAAGCGTATCGCGTCGGCGTATAGACGCAGCGACAAGTCAGATTCGACTAAGCCGGTTACTCCAAGTGCGATGAGGCGCTGCACCTAACTCGCACGCCTCCAGAAGTACACCACCGTGTAAGGCGGGAGCGTACTGAACGCCTGATCGCTGCCGGTATTGGCGACTGTGACGCCGGTTGTCGTGCCCTTGGTCGCAAGCGTGTTGTCCGCGAGCGTGCCTGACATCGACGTGTCAATCGTGAAACCACTGCTACCGCCGGT